TGGCGGTCATGCGAACTTCCGATATCCGTGCGCCGCGATCAGTGCAGATTCTGCGCGCCCGTGATCCTTTGCCCGCTGCCATTGCGCTGCCATGCTCGGCCACGTCGTCGTCGCTCGTGCTCGGGCGGTTGCCTTCTCTGCGCCAATGCCTGCCGCGCGCTTCCAGGACGCAGGCGTGACCATCTCGACGGGCACGCCAAGCGCGAGCATGACCGACTCGGCCACGCCGGCAGAGTGGCCAAGGCTGAACATCGACGCGACGCCCTGCTGCGGCATTGCCGTGACCCGCTCGATCACGGCCAGCTCGGCATCCGGACCGAACTGCACGCGCCATTCGCGCACGATCGCAGCGAGCCCGGCAGCGCACGCCCGGCGCTTGACTGTGCCCGATCCCTCCTCGCGCGTCGGCATGTCGCGCACATCGAGCAAATCGCCGTTGACCATCACGCTGATTGCGCCGGTAACACCAGGATCAATGCCGTAGATCATCATCGTTCAGCGGCCCACAGCTTCAGATCCGGCCCGCAAGGTCCGTCGATCGAACTGGCCAGCGTGCACGCGCACAGCCCGATCGCGTTGCGACACTTGCGACAGGTCGGCACGTAGTACGTTTCGCCCTTCGGCGTCGGCTTGTCGGCCGGCCACATGTGCGCGCAGTTCGTGCAGCTCCGCTTCGTCTGTTCCTGGCTCATACTCGAACTCCTTGCATATGCTGACGCACCGTTCGTCGCGTAGCTGGCAGAACAGTGCAAGTGCGGCGTCCATCGCGGACCAGCGACATGAATGGCACGTGAAGGTCATGCGTCAATCCTTCAGTCCGGAGTAGACCGGACGCCGGTCATCCTTGCGCTGTCGTCCGAAGATCGTTCCGGGATCTAGCGACTCGAAACGCGCCTGATCGCCGATGTACGCCAGCCCAATCGTCCCGGTGCTTCCGTGTCTGTTCAGCCCAACATGGACCTCCACGATTCCTGCATCTGGCGAATCCTCGCGGTAGATCTCGTCCCGATACAAAAACAGGCCAACGTCGCAGTCCTGTTCGATGCTTCCTGAGTCTCGCAAATCAGACGGCAGCGGTCGCTTGTCTTGGCGCTTCTCGACCTCGCGATTCAACTGCGATAGAAGCAAAACACCGATGTTCAGTTCCTTCGCCAACGACTTGATGCCACGCGTGATGCTCTCGATCTGCGCGTTCCGGTTGTCTCCGTCTGCCTCCATCAACTGCAGGTAGTCGATTACCAGAAGATCAAGCCCATGCCTGCGCTTGATGCGACGAGCCTTGTTGCGAACGTCGATCATTCGCAGCCCGGCCTTGTCATCAACGAAAAGTCCCATGCGCTCCATCCGGCCCAGCGCCGCAGTGATCCTGTTCCAGTCGTCCGAATCCATGCGGTTTGGGTCGAGCAGGCGCGACAGGCTCACCCGCGCAAGCGCAGCCATGTTGCGGTCATGGAGTTGGGCGCGTGGCATCTCCATTTCGAGCAGCAGAACGTTAGCTGACTCGGCGACGTTTCTAGCGATCGCAAGTGCAAGACCTGTTTTCCCAACCTTCGGCCGCGCGGCAATCAGAACGACTTCGCCACGCCGGATTCCGCCCGACAACATTCGATCAAGGTCCGGGAATCCGGTGGAAAGCGCCGCCGCAACGCCTTCCTGCCGAGCCTCCAGAACCTCGATGTACGCTCGCATGTCATCGCTCGCGCGCACCGGCTCGCCATCTTCACCAGCGTCAGCCATCGCATCGAGTCGGCCGGCAGCATCCTCGATCATCGCGATCGCAGGAGTCTTTCTGTCCGTCATCACGCGGTCCGAAACGTCGGACGACAGCGCAAGCAGTCCACGCCGAATCGAGCGGTCACGAACGATTTCAGCGTACCGCGCGATGTTCGCGGAGCTTGGCGTGTTCGCAGCTAGCGAGTGCAGGTAGGACGCAGGCAACGCCGGAAGCGCATCGCAAAGCGTCAACACGTCAACCGACTTGCCAGCCTCAAGCGCCCGCAGCAGTTCGGCGAAAATCGCACGATGGTCGGCAACGAAAAAATCATCCGCGCGGATGTCTCCGCAACGATCGATTGCGTCGTTGTCGAGCAGCAGGGCACCGAGCACCGATTGTTCGGCCTCGACCGAATGCGGCAAAGATCCACGGATGTCATCGCCGCTCATGCTGCTTCTCTCCGATGAAACGCTTTCGCCTGCACGCCGGCCGTGGAAAGTTCATACGTGCCGTCCTGGCGCGCGAACCACAGTCGGTAGTACCCCTTCTGCACGTAGTTGAGGAAGTGCCTGCGCCAGTCCGCTTGCAGCCGCGATGCGTTCGCCCCAGTCGGCAAGAATTCCGCCTTGAACACGTCCCACGCCAGCCCGACGAACTCCATCGGCAGCCCCGTCGCCTCCACGTACTCCAGCAGTGGGCGGTACTCGCTGATCGGCTTTTCGCCACCCTCAAGGCACTTGGCGATGAAGGTCTGCAACGACACACGCGGCCTGCGTTCCCGCTTCGGCTTGCCCGGATCTTCGGGCGGATCGACATCAAGCCCATCACCCCCCGCCGGGGGGTTAGGGGGGTGTTCTGAAGATGAAGAAGAAGAAGGAGAAGAAGGGGGGGGTTTTTCTGCTGCGCTAAGGGGGGTTTCTGAACCCCCCTCAAAACCCCCCTTCGGTTTCTTCGGGCGGCCTCCTTTCGCGCCATGAATAGCCCCCTTCGCGCCGTGCTCGGAACCCGCCTTGCCGCCGTCGGCGCGCGCGTTGCGCACGCGCTCATCACGGACCATGCGACGGCTGAAGATCGCGCCGTCATCTGTTCGCGAGAACACGCCGGCCTGCTCAAGTTCGGCCAGCAGCGCCGCGCATTCCTTCGGCGACACGCCGACCAGGCGCGCTAGCTGGGCGGCCTGCATCGGGCGACCGCCAATGACCAGGTGCCCGTACGGCTCGCAGTCGTGCATGATGCAGTTCATCTCGTGCCACAGCCCGCGAGCCGTGAGCGAGCACGACTGCAGCGCGGCATCACTGCGCCAGTCGCCCCAGTAGTACTGCGATGCCGGACGCTTCATGCCGACACCACGAAATTCGCCAGCCGATGTGCGTTCAGCGTGACAATCTTCCACCGTGTGAACTCGTCGTGCGTCCCGTCAATCAAGACATCACGAATCGCACGAATCACGCCTTCTGAGGTCGTCATGTAGTAGCGGCGCGCCACGTCATCAAGCTGTTCTCTGTTCGGACGACGCTCGGTTCGCTCAATGCTGGACGCGATGAACTCCAAAGGAGACTGAAGAACCCGGACAGTCTCTGCACCGGAGACGCGGAATACGCGCCATCCATGCGCACTAAACAACTCGCTGTCACGCGCTCGATCACGGTCCGCGTCGTGGAACTGCTTGCCGTCAGCCTCGATAGCAATGTTCCGTTCCGGGTCGCCAAAGTCCACAAAGAAGCGCCCAACCGGGAACTGCGGCAAGAAGTTCATTCGCGCGGTGCTTCGGATGTCCTGCCACACTGCGCGCTCAATGGCAGTGAAGTGCTCGTAGATCCCAAGCGTGTACGGATCAATTTGCGGGAACCCATCATCCATACGCCTGTACGCTCGATACAACGCACGAATCGCGCTCAGGCGCTCGCGCCACGTCGGAGCGGCCTTCACGGCGTCTCGGTATCCATTCAACGCGCTCTGATTCTTAAACTCGCTGCGCACAATGCGCCACAAGTCGCATGCGTCTTTCTCGCCCAATTCGCGCTCCACGCGATCCGCGACACAGAGCACATCGGCAGGACGGGCGGAGGAACCGTCTTTTCGCCCCGTCGGGCTAGCCGTGTGCATTCGTCAAACCCCAGCAGCCCGCGCAATCGCGCGCATGGCCTGCTCATACTCACTCTGCGTCGCGCCTGGGCACTGACGCACGAAATCGCGCTTCAGACGCTCGTACAGCGCCCACGAAGGCCCGTCATCACGCGACGCGCTCACAGTCGCCAGGAACGACATGAATCGCTCCACGGGCGTTTTCTCTGCGTAGACCGCGCTCACTGTCGCGCCATCCTGTACCACGCCACCGTCGCCCAGTTGCGCTGAACGCGCTCCGTGATCATCGTCGTCAAGCCGCAAAAACGGGTAGCAGTTCACACCATCGACCCTTCTTCGAGGTCGAGGGACAGGTTCTCCTCCTCAAACGAGAACCCTGCGGCAGCGGCCTGAACATTCTTCACGGCCTGCCGGTAGTAGGATGACTTCAGCTCCGCGCCGATCCCGCGGCGGCCGAGCATGATCGGCGAGTAGACTTCGCTCCCGACCCCCATGAACGGGGTCAGCACCGTTTCGCCAGGGTTGCTAAACAGAACGACGCAACGATCGATTACGTCGAGCTGAAGCGGGTGAACGTGCTTTTCATCCTCGCTGTCTCGCGCCTCGCGATACGGGAGTACGCGCTGCATGCGAATGTCATCCCACATGCAGTCCGCGTACTGCCTCCAGATCCAATGCGAGAAACGATTCTCCGTCTGCTTTCCTTTCCATCCTTTGAATTTAAGGATGTCGGAAGGCATTTCCCTCTCGCCAGCGTAGTCAAGTAGCCCGACAGGATGTTGTACGGGGACAGGATTCTTGCCGGCTCGGCGGAACGTCAAAAGTTGGTCTCCTGACGCAACGCCTGCGTCAATCGAGTCCTCGCACAGCGAAGCATGAGCAAGATTCTTCTGCATCGTGCGAAGGCGAACCGCAAGCGGCTCCTTCCAAATCATCCGCCGCCCGGTGAACATCCACCCCTCGCGCTCATGCAGCCGGATGATGTCGCCCGGGAAGTCGATCATCGAATCCGTGCCACTGTTGCTGCGCGGAACGTCCATGCAATGAACTGCCGTCACCCGTCCAGGCATCGTCACACGCGCCAGCTCGCGGACCACGAATGCGTAGTGCGCGAAAAACTGGTCGTAATCGTCGCAGTTGGAAAGATCGCGCTCGTCGCTGCTGTAGTGGTACAGCCCACCGAACGGCGGCGAGTAGATCGACAGATGAACCGATGCGTCAGGGAGCCCCTGCATGACCTCGATGCAGTCGCCGTTGTAGATGGCGAAACGGTCAGTAACGAGTTGGTCTTTCACAGCCATGCCGGCACCTCTTGTTTTTTGGTGAAGCCGGCAGCGCGGCCGATTGCGTTCGCGTTGTTCATCTCCCGCACCAGCGCGGAGAACATATTGTCTGCTTGGGCGGCCTTGCGCTGGAGGTTCTGCAGTACCCCGCGCTCACCTTCCGTCGTGATGATGTCAACATTGACCGGCCGCTTTTGCCCGAACCTCCAGCAGCGGCGCACGCCCTGGTAATACTGCTCGAACGAGTGCGAAGGGAAGAACGTAATGTGGTTGCAGTGCTGGAAGTTCAGACCCCACGCGCCGATCTTTGGCTTCGTGATGAGCACGCGAGACTTGCCCTCTGCGAAGGCAATCATTCGCTCCTCTTTCGCCTCGTCAGAGTCTTTCCCGCTAACCTGAACGGCATCAGGGATCAGCCGTTCCAGGGTGTCGCCTTCCTCGTTCAAATGGCACCAGACAAGCGCCGGCTGCCCGGTTCCGTTCACCAGCCCGGCGACCTGTTCGCATCGCTCCTGAACCGTCCTGCGGCGCTCGTCGCGCTGTTCTTTCAGCCCGACAGCCGGAAGCGCGAACAACATCCCATCCGCCAGTTCGCTTGCCTCGACAAGATGCTCGCGCTCCGTCAGCGGCGGCAGGATTAATCTGTCATCAGAAAAACCAATGTCAGACGGCCGACGAATCGCTCGCGCCCATGAGCACACCCACCGCCAGAACGGCCCCTCTGCATGGCCCTTGAATCTCCACTTGATAACCTCGCCGCGCATGCGCCCCGTCGCGCTGTTGTTCAAGTCGTTCTTGAAGAAGCGATTGAGCATGTCCATGTGGCCGAGGTATCCAAGCGCCTCTGAGGACGTTCCAAGCTCGATGTAATCGTTCGGCGCGGCCGTCGCCGTGGCAAGCAGCCGGTACGGAACCTTCCGCATGAACACCGTGATCTCCTGCTTCCTGCGACCGTCGAACGACTTGAGAATCGACGACTCATCGCAGGCAACGCCGACGAAATCAGTAGGGTCGAAGTAGTGGAGCCGCTCATAGTTCGCAACCGTGATCCGGTGCGCTGTTCCGTCAGATGAACGCCTCGCGTAGACCCCGAATTTCTTGGCCTCGGCGATCATCTGATGCGCCACCGCAAGCGGAGTCAGGATCAGGACGTTTCCGCCGGTCTTGCGAGCGACGTTCTCCGCCCAGACAAGTTCCTGCACGGTTTTCCCAAGCCCGCAATCCTCGAAGATCGCGGCGCGGCCCTTCCGAACGGCCCAATCCACCATCTCCGCCTGGAAGTCCATGAGAAAGTCCGGCAGCCATACAGGCGCAAATCCGGTATCTGAGCCGCCCTGTGTCTTGACCTGGAGGAAATCCAGGTATCGGGATACACTCTCGTCAGCCATTTCGACTCCTATCTAGTCGTTGAGGTCAGAAGGCCCGCCGTTCGCCCGGCGGGTTTTCGCTTACATGCGCCCATGTTTCATAAGCGCGCACTTTTTCGATGGTCCGGAAGTGGACCCCGAAAGATTCGGCGAGCTGCTTCGCGGTTTGCCCGCGAACGTTGCGACGTATGGCGATAACGTCCTGCTCTGTCAGTCGCGCATGGGGACACTCGATCCCGCGCTTCGCGTCAGACTTCGCGCGAAATTGCGCGTACTCGAATCGCGTCACAGCACCCCCTCGGCGTGATACGGCCGGGCCACACCGGCAGCGACAGACGGGTAGCGGGCGAAGCCCATCGACCCAGCCCTGCGCGGCGGTGCCACTGGCGGCACGTATGGGGCGAGCGGCTGCACGACGACGGCAGCGCGCGGCACGCGCTTGAGCCCGCGCGGGGTGATCGAGTAGCACTGATTCGTGGCGACAATGAGGCTGTCCCGCGCGAGACGCTGCANNTCAGCCTCGCCCACGACCTCGGCCGCTGCGGCGTAACACTCTGCCCGCGTGCGCTTCTCGCGCTCGAGCAGCCGCAGCACGCGCTGCGCGGCCTCGCCAGTCGACTCGAGGGATCGGATCTTGTCGGCCTTGTCCGGCGTCGTGTACCGGCACTGCGCGATGCGCACAAGCTCGCCCTTCGCGCACATGTCGTGCAGCAGCACCGGGATCGACGACCATCGCACGTCGAGCAGGCTGCGCAGCATCGTCGTCGTGACTGCGCTTTCGCGCGTGCGGATGATCTTCAGAATCTGCTGTCGTGTGCTCACGCCGCCCCCTCGAGTCGATTCAACTCGGCTTCCAACGCGCGGATGC